ATTGCAGGAAAGGCTGGCGCTGAATTTGCCGGTGCGGACACGCTTGAGGAATGGGCAGATCGATTAAATGCTGGCGATTGCCCTGGCGCGATCCGATACCGCCGAGATGGAAAATACTATCGAGTAACGCGAAGGAGTTGGGATAATGACTAGACCACCGAAGCCGGATTTTCTGCTTCAATACGAGGAATGGCAAAAGGCTGGGCCTCCGCAATGCTGTCACACCTGTGATCATTTCGGCGGAAATGGGCAGTGCTTTATCTTCAATATTCAGCCGCCAGCCGAGTTTGTGAACAGCCAGGGGCAATGCGACTCTTGGTCTTGGGAAGTTCCGTTTTGACAGATAAGAAACGCATCCCCACCGAGCACGCTGAACAAGCAGAAGTCGTTAAATGGTTCCGCCAGACCTATCGACCAGTCCGCATCTTCGCCATCCCAAATGGCGGGTTCCGATCTCGCGCTACTGCTGGCAGGCTGAAGGCGGAAGGCGTCAGCCCAGGCGTGCCTGATCTGTTTGTGCCGTTCTTTCGTCTCTGGGTAGAGATGAAGCGGTCAAAAGGCGGGAAACTATCGCCTGAGCAACGGGATTGGCAGGAATATCTCACCAAGGAATGCGGCCACACTTGGATTCTTTGCCACGGGGCAGATGACGCAAAAGCGCAGATTTCCGCCTTTATTGAGGACGGCATAAAATAATTTGCTCTGGTATACCTTTTTCCTTTACATGGTGGTAAATTGCGGTAAGATAGGGGAACTAACAACGGAGAATGAAAATGCCACCGAAAGATTACATGACCGTCCGCATTGAGCCAGAACTTAGACAAAAGATCAGGCAAATAGCTATGGAGGAGCAGCGATCTGTATCAGCGCAAATGCGTATGATGATCATCAAAGCCGTTAAGGAGCTCGACGATGCGCCGCGCAATTGAACTCATAAAGAACGCACCCCAATCCGAGATCGTCGGCGGGATCATCTTTGCCATCGGATTCCCGATTATCTTCTGTGGCGTCTGGGTGATGACGCCAGCCTAAAAGTTATAAAATAGGGAGTGGAAAACATGAACAATATTCTTCTCATTGCACTGGGCATCAGCCTCGCTGGCAACCTGCTCATGGCTAACCAGCTTTACACCTGGAAGCCAAAGCGTGATCGCAATGGCCGATTTGTCAAGAAAGGTTGAATCATGATTACAATCATTGATAGGAAGCAGGTTGAATTAGAAGTGCTTCAGAAAGCCGCGCAAGCACTTCAGGAGGCCGATAATCTTCAACAGGCAATCAAGGCAAGCAATGAAAGGCTTCGCGCCCTATGCCGGTCTTATGATAGCGCATCTGGCACTAGAGCATTCCAACCGCATCATCTTCGCCAAGCGTGTCAAGCTAGGGGCTTGCTATGAAAAGGACACCACAGGCGACACCCCAATGAATCATCGGTTGCGCGGGAGCGCGTCGAGATTGTGAAAGGTCTGAAGAAATGATAGACGACAAGAGCGACAACGGCTCATGGGCAGAAGCGTTAGCGTTTAAGGACGCCGTCAACCCTGACCATTACAAGGCTGGCGGCATAGAGTCCATCGACTATATTCAGGCCAAGCTATCGCCGGAAGAGTTCGCCGGTTACTGTCGCGGCAATGCCCTGAAATACATCAGCCGCGCTGGCCGCAAGGACTCTGTCGGCCAAGAGGTACGCAAGGCTATCTGGTATTTGAAGCGGTGGCGGGACAGTCTTGCTCACACAGACAAATAAAGGCGCTGTTATGCGCCTCGACTTCTTTGACTGTTTCTGGTGTGTCTTTTGTCGCGTCATAAGATATAGGTTTGGCAATAGCACAATAACTATTTACGGGAACGGTCGAAGCGGTCGCGCAGCCGCTCATCGCGATCAGGATCAGGGATAGAGGTAGCAGCTTCGCCCAGTTCGATTTGCCTGCTGATGGCATCGTTCATGTCCTTAATAGTTTCCTGACGGCCTTGAATCTTCCAGTGCTGTTGATCGAAAAAGGTAAACATCTTTTCGATAACAGCTAGCAAGGCCGCCAGGAACTTAATCACTTAGCGCGCTCAGACAATATAACAGCGGCCAGACCAGCGATACCAGCCAATGCCGTGGACGCAGCAGCGTATAGCTGCCCAGAAACACCGAGCGCCAATGCTAGGCCAGAAAGGCCAGCATAAGTTGACGGCTCTTTTAAGCGCGTGACTAAAAAATTAACGATAGACATTTTATTTTCCCTTCGGATATGCTTTCCAAGTCAGTTCCCAATGGGGGCCATCTTTGAAAGTGCGCCAATCGCCGCCCCACTGTAAAGGAACATCTTGATCAGCGGCAGCGCCTTTCACGATGATAGCAAGTTCGTAATATAAAGGCCAATCCCACGACACTTTGTTTCCGATCATCGGAGCAAGATCGACTGCATGGCCGGTTAAATGTCTGGAGTTCATTGTCCTGGTCGCGCCATTTTCCTTTAGCTGCTTTTGCCTCTCCAGAGTCCGCAGCCCCTCCAGCACCGTGAAGTCAAGTGACGACATTGCTGCCGCCTTTTTAACAACGCGCACCAAATCCGGATGCACTCCTTCAAGCCTTGACAGTGATCGAGAACCAAGAATTATGCTCATCAGTTCATCTTCACAATAATGCCGAGCAGCATCACGATGATGGTTCCGGCCACCGTAATGCCGATACCTTCAATCCGCTTCAGTCTTGAACACAATCCCTCATAGCGAAGGGTGCAGACTTCCTCATGAGTGGCCAGGCGGGCTTCGGTCTTGTCAATTGTGTTCATATTGTCTCACTCATTTGATGCAGTCTGGCAATCTTGTTACGCGTCTATTGCTAGCGGCGCGTTCTTAGCTTGTTCTGCGGCATAAGCAGCCACTACATCTTTGGTGTGCGTAGCTTTGCAAATAGCCTGAACGCGAGCATCTTCTGCGCTGTAGTCATCGCCAGGGGCGACAACGTGACGGCTGAAAGTTCCGCTGATCTGCTCGCCGTCTTCGAGGATGGCAGTCTTAGTGCGTACTTGCACTGCGCCATTTTCTACAACTTCAATGCGATCTACTGTAGTGGTTTTTTTAAGAGCCATTTTGATAATCCAATCAAAATCAAATACTGACCGTCCGGGTCAGCGCGGTTATTTAGCTACCCAGCCAGTGTTGCCAGCACCGCTTTCCTTAACATATAGTGTTGTTCCAGCGCCGCCATCTGTGCGGGTGTATAGCGCACCAACAGCAGCGATTAAAGCGCCTTCTGGCGTTCCAGTGCCTTGAGCGACGCCGATATGGTTGCGCCACAGCGTTCCACCAAAAACAACAGAATAGCTATCATACCAAGTACCGTTAAAGGTTCCTCGTTCAAACGCCGCTTTGTTGCTACCCGCAGCCGGAGAGTTATCAAAACCAGTAGCGTCAAGAGTGCAGTTATACCAACTCATTTCGGCGCACTGGTTCATCGCATTGCCTGTAGTTTCAAGGCGTGAATTTATGACTTGACCGTTTGCTACGTCGCCAAAAATGTTGGCGCTACCAAAATCACCAGTTACGTTTTCGCAATATAAGTCAGTGCAAAAAGTAGCTAAACTAGCGTTAGCAGTACCAAGAAATTCAATGTTCCGAATAACGTAGTCCGCGTCCGTGCCTTTAATGAAACCTGTGCTTGGTTCTAAAGTAATTTTTCCAGAATTTATTTCGACAAGTGTTGCGCCGCTTGACTCAATGACTGTTTGATACGCCCCAGTGGGCGCAATATTAGCGGCTTCAATATAGTCTATAGAAACACGGCCTTTGTCTTCAACACCAATATTCTCAAAGTTTAACCCCACCGCCGCATAGCTGTTAATTTTTATTGACCCAATTTTAAGATACTCAAAACGGCTGGCAATCAGAGCTATGTCAGGGGAAGTTGGGTTTGTGAATGGCGGCAGCGGTGTCGGTGGCGGCATATACGCATTATCCAGATCAAGCTGGTCAATTTGTATAGAGCCAACACGGATTGCCGCGTCATCACTGGCTAACTGAATACAGCCGCCACGAATAAAACCTACCCAACAATCATCAACAAATTGGCTACCTACATTGCTTTCAAAATCAATGTTCCGATAGCCGACGCGATTGCCGTAAATTTGCTGAATGCGAACGCCTTGTCCGCCAGTGATAGAACAGATGCTGCGGTAAATGTTGTCGCCGTCCAGTGACGTTACATTAACACTATATACGGGCGTTCCAGTAGTGCCGCCGACATATAATATGTCGCCGCGAATATCTGTGGCATAATAGCTACCCAACGTGATGTTGCGAATTTCCGTCAATGCGCCTGTATCTTCGTAAACATAAATGCAGTGGTTAAACTCGCCAGTATCCGTAGCGATGTTGCCTTCAAAAGTAAGGTCGCCAATCGTTACGTTTGACGCCATAACGCGGATTATTTGAAGGTCATAGTTTCCGCCGCCAGCAGATTTTTGCTGGATAATAGTTTCAAAACCGTCAGTAATTATCTGCGTTCCATCTTGGGTTATGTCGATTTGCGTAACGACATAAGTTCCCGCTGGGATATAGATATTTACTGAAGCAGCTAATGCGGCCGCAAAAGCCGCAGTGCTGTCAGCAACTCCAGTTGGATCAGCCCCAAAATCCACCACGTTAGACGGAGTGTTTTGGATCATTGAAAAAGTTGCTTTAGTCAAAACCATTTGGTTTTCCTTATCACGCAGCGATATAAGATATTGTAAAATAAAACTCAGTGCCAGCCTTCAGTTCTTGCGCTGAGTCGCCTTGCAAACTTGTGGCATCGCCAAGATATATGCGTATCGCCGAAGCCCCAGTTACACCCAAAGAAACAAAGTCTGCAATGTTCGCTGTGTTAACGTCAGATATTGTAAAAACAGACAAAAAGTAGCCTGACAACTCGCTAAGGCTTGCGGATGTAAATGGTAAAGAGATCGTAAAATAGCCCGTCGGCGACGAAACGCTAGAGACAATTACGCCGCCAGTGACCGTAACTAACCGACCCACTTTGGTGTACTGTGCCGTATCATATGCAGTGTTCAATGTAACTGTACCGCTTGTCCCGCAGCCAATTGCTACCGTGTATGTACCTTCCTCATAGTCATTCAACAATTCGCTGGTCATGCCAGCCGCGTGCGTGTTTGCGCTAAAGTCGATGCCTTTGGCAGCAGTGCCGACGACGAGGTTGCCGGTGTTAACTGTTACATCACCTGTTGAGCCAATTCTTGCACGCTCAGTCAATGTGCCGCCAGAAGTGGTGGTCAACAAAGCCAAATAGCCAGCTACGTTATTGTTGGTGGAGTTTTCCTTGCGCCCCGCAACAGCAGCAAAAGGAAAATAGCTGCTTGCGTTATATTTTCCGCCAAGGCCAATTTGCGTACCCACGCCAGTAGCTAACGTATCTGTGGCGCGCAAAAACATATTGCCGTCAGAGTTAACGGCTGGTGAAGTCCAGTTTGTAACGCCAAGCATATCGTTGACAGCTACCTTAACCGTCGATGCGCTCTGCACAATCGGCAGAACTTCTGTCCCAGCTAAAGGTGTTGTTGCAGCGGTTAATGCAGAGATTTTTTTGTCGGCCATGAGGCGTATCCTTAGTAGTAAACAACAAAGTTAATGGATGGCATATCTGTTGCTACGCCGCCGCTAAAGGTGAAAATATCAAAGTCGTTCTGCGTCTTATTCTGGACGCTGAGAACTTGATTTGATCCGGTTGCAGTAGCGGCAGAAGCAACAACCACATAGCTGACAACAGGGGCCGTGTTGACGAATGATAGGGTGTAGTTACCAGCAGAATTGCGGGCGCTTGTGACGTTAAAGCTGCGTGCCATCGTGCCTGTTACACCATCAAACAAACCCCATGCACGCGCCGCAAAATTGTCAGCCGGATATAATGTATCCGTTGCTTCAGTAAACGTAATTGAGCCAATGTCGCTCAAGAAGCCTTCGATAAAAGCGTTTTCAGTCTTGTTATATGCCTTCAGGCGGCAAGTGGTTTTATTGGCGGTGTCAGCTGTCCCTGGAGCGCCGCTGGTTACAACATCCGTAACTACATCAAACTGGCAGTTGGTCAGATATGAAGCCCCAGAAATAGGCAATACAATAATGTCCGGAATTGTGCCGTTGTGCTTGACGTTTACAAAACGGCTATTCAACGAACTGTTTGCCGCCAGAGGGTATGAGTTGCTTTCCGCGTAACTAGAAAAGTCAAACAAAGCGGCGGTCAAATCACCATCTATCGTGACATTGTTCATGCTGATGTTGTTAGCATCGCCACGCCACAGAGAACCAACAGCGCCATAAGTGCTGTCGTTAAAAACATATATGTCACTAAACGACACATTGCTTCCGCGATCTGAAACAATCACGCCAGCTTGCGTTGTAAATGTTGTCAGGTGACCGCAGTTACGAATAGCAATGTTTGAGAACACTGCTTGCATAAATTCGCCAGTATGCGGATAGCCAGATGTGTTGCCAAACAGCGAGATAGCAACCTGACAGTCACTAATGGTCAGATTAGTAATGCTGACGTTAGAGTTAGCTTGCGCCGCGCCGCCAGCAACAGAAACGCCGTTCCAGCAGTCCGTAATGTTTGTGCCGCTGACAGTGATATTCTGCGTGCCAGTGCCGCCTTCAATGTTAAACGCACGACCACCAGGGTTTACTGAATCGTTTATGCAATTACGAATATATCCGCCAGAAACACGCACATTGGTTGCGCCGTAACGAATCATTATTCCGCTAGCTGGCGATATGTTATTAGCGTCAATCTGAGGGTTGATAAATTGAATGTTGTCGGCAGGGCTAACAGGATCAGTTACAAAAACAGTTTCGTATCCGCCCAAAGGCATTGAGTCCACTTTGACCGTGCCGCTCATGGTAATGGTTGTGTTGCTGTAGACGATCAAAGGATCACTGATTAGATAGATGCCTTCAGGGAAATATACCGTGCAGCCGTTGACTGTATCGGCATAATCCAACGCAGCCTGAATAGCTGCCGTATCATCCGTCACGCCATCGCCTACAGCGCCGAAGTCCTTGACCGAGATGTATTGCTCTAGCTTTGTCTGAACGGTCTGGAGAGTGGCCCCAGGAGCTGTCAGCGTGTATGAGATAGCCGTTGCGTTGCCAGAGTTGATAATGCCCGTTTCGTTTGTCAGAATCTCAATGCTGGAACTCAGCGGTGGAGCAACTGTAAACGTAATGGTGTTGCCAGATAGGCTATAGCTATCCTTTTCCTGATAGACGCCGTTGATAAAGATATTGGTAGCCAGAATGGTGCTAGGCGATGCTGACAGCACAAATGCAACCGTAACGCCGTCACCAGTAAAGTCGTTCTTGACAACAGACGCCGATACAGCGGCAGGATCGAAGCCATAGCCTACAGGACTGTAGAGAACGAACTCCTCGCGCTTATTGCGGATTGTGATGGAGAATGCCCCACCCGTGTATATCAGTGCTGGTGAGCCGTTGCGATAAGCATAGCCGTTACTTGTGCGGATCGGCTGCGTGGCTGGAATTGTTAGGTCGCTATCCCAAAAGACCTGAATCGGATTTGTCTCAGGGTCTAAGTTAACATCGCCAATATATAGGTATCCATCATCCAGAGGCGTACCATCTAGATCGGTGAATATTGGATAGGGTCCAGTAACTTGAGTAAGCGCCATTAGAACTTAATCCCTTGCGTCTTTGGGCTTATAGCCGAAATTATGTTGCTGCGAAAGGTCATGATGTCGGAACCGTTGGCCGTGCCATTGTCTCACTTGCAGCCTCACCACCTTCGCGACCAGCTTCTTGTGAAAGAACTTTTGCAAGACTACCGAGAACATTTTGTTCAGCTTTGCTGCCTGGCGCAGTGCGGGACAATGAAATCAAAAGATTCTTAACTGCCTTTGTTTCATATATACGGGCGCTGGCCATAATCGTGCTGAGAATTAGACCAGCAGCTCCAGCAGCAGGAGATAGATAAGCTGCGCCGCCAGTAGCCAAAACTGGCAAAAGAGCTTGCCCAGTTGGTGTCGTGACAGCAGCCTGATCTGCACGCC